ATCTATTTAAAGTCTTTACAGGGGAGCCGGTTAAGAAGGAAGAAGTCTTAGGCCTGTACCACGACTGGCAAAATGTATCAGAGTGGCCAACTTGTAAGACTGAAAACCTTCTTATCCGGAAGCACATTGCAAAGCAAGGGAACCCTTTGGAGAAGAACGGTCTTATAGGTGCTTTCTGTAAGACCTATGATATTCCTTCGGCCATATCGAAATTCCTTAAAGGAATCTATGTTCCAACCGATAAGGCAGACCGCTGGACTTATGCAGACGGCTCTACTACCGGAGGGGCGGTGCTCTATGACAATGATACTTTTCTTTATTCCCATCATGCTACGGATCCGTGCAGCGGAATCCTTGTGAATGCCTTTGACTTAGTGCGCATTCACAAGTTCGGGGATTTAGACGAAAGTGTCCGGAGCACCATGCTGGAGAGCAATAGGCCGTCTTTTAAAGAGATGGAGAAGCTTGTTATGTCCGACTCTGAGGCTATGAAGTGCTTACATGAAGAGAGAATCTTAGAGGCTCAGAAAGCCTTTGAGGAAGACGACAGCGAGCACTCTAAGGGAGAGATTGAAAAGGTATCCAAGGGCGAAGTAAATACAGACTGGATGAACAAGCTTTTAGTTAATGAAGAAGGCCGCGTTCTTCCTACTATCGACAACTTCAAGAAGGTTATGGAGAACGATCATAACCTAAAAGGGAAGATTTACTCAGACTCCTTTACAGATAAGAAGTTTTGTGGCGGAGCAGTGCCTTGGGATAAAAGTGGCAATCACGAGTGGACTGATGAAGATGATAACGGCCTGTTTTGGTACTTGGAGCTATTTTACAAGATACACCACGAGAAGAAGGCGAATGCAGCCCTTTCCTTAGTCTTTAAGGATCACCGGATCAATGTTGTAGCGGATTACCTTAATGCTCTTCGTTGGGACGGAAAAAGCCGGGCAGAAAGGTTATTTATTGATTACCTTGGCGCAGAAGACTGCAATTACACGAAGGAAATTACGCTAAAGACCTTAGAGGCCTGTGTTATAAGGGCCTTCAAGTTCGGTGCGAAGTACGACAATATGCTTATCCTTGTAGGAGCGCAGGGCATAGGAAAGAGTACGATTCTTAAGAAGCTGGGGAAGGAGTGGTTTACCGATTCCCTCGTGAAGTTTAGCGGTAAGGAAGCGGAGGATACGATCGCAGGAAAGTGGATTGTAGAGGTTTCAGAGCTTACTGCCTTGAATCGGCAGGAGTCTACGGAAATTAAGCAGTTCTTATCAACAAGAAGCTCTAACTACAGGGAGTCTTACGCGAGGCGTAGTAAAGAGCATCCTAGAAAATGTGTTTTCTTCGGTACCAGTAATGAAGACGAGTTTTTAAAGGATTCTACCGGAAACCGAAGATTTTATCCTCTTCCGGTAGATGCGGACAGGATAAAGAAAGATATCTGGGAGGAGCTCACGGAGCAAGAGGTTGATCAGATATGGGCGGAAATATGTTTTATGGTGAGCCTATGCGACGGACACTATGATGAACTCCGCTATCAAGTCCTTTCCAAAGAAAGCACAGAAACACTGGCAAAGATGCATGAGGAGTATTCCGAAAAGGATCCTTATGAGTCTTTGGTAGAGAGGTTTTCTGAGATTATGGTTCCTAGCAACTGGCTGGAAATGGACCTTATGGCCAGACGAGTGTACTTGGATAAGCTGGAAAGAGGAGAGTCTGATAAGGAGGATTCACCACTTATGCCTATGCCCTATCTGTCTGCGCAGAATATCCACTGCGAGATGCTCAGGCTGGAAATAAGCAGTCTAAAGAAGCAGGAATCGAATAGATATAGCCGCATAATTAAGAAACTTAAGGGGTGGAGAACCGGAAATAAAAGGGATAGGAACTACGGATTTATCCGCTGTTATTACAGAAGTAATTAAGCAAAAAGTAGCGGATTAGCTGATAACCAACTTTGCTTTTTGATAACCATCTATTTTTTAACAATCTATTTAAAAATAATGAATAATTCGCAAGTTGGTTATCATGGTTATCAATTTTTAGATAGTTGGTTATCAGCAAGAAGCCTAAAAAATGGCTTAAAGACTGGGTTTATAAGCTACTGATAACTATGATAACCAATATTTTACTAAAAAAGAAAATATTTTATTTAAAGAAGAACATAGCTATTTATAGCCCTAAATACTTAAATACATCTTATATATGCTCGTATTTAATAGAAAAAATAAATACATTCTTCTTTTCCTATATATGTTAGGAAATCCGAAAAGTTGGTTATCATAGTTGTCATTTAAATTTTTTGAAAGGTTTGTGAAATGGTAGAACAGGAAAGGAAAGTGGAAAAAGCATTGGTGCGGATGCTTTGGGACCTTGGATGCGAATCGTATAAATTCGTCTCTCCAAATTGCAGGGGTGTTCCGGACAGGCTATTCATTACGGAAGAGGGCAGAGTGTTTTTTGCTGAACTGAAAACCATAAAGGGTAGGCTGTCTTCATTACAGGAGATTCAAATAAAAAAGCTTAAAGAATTAAAACAGGAAGTTTATGTAATTTACGGCATGGAGGGCGTTCGGAAGTTTGTAGAGGATTTTCAAAATAACTGCCTATCCGGAACGGAGTACAGATGAGAGGAGGTGAAAGCTTATGGAGTTCAAACCACACGACTATCAGACGATGTGTATAGACCGCATTGTAAAAGACAAGTCTGTAGGCCTTTTCTTAGACATGGGGCTTGGAAAGACCATCATTACCCTGTCGGCTATTATGGAGCTAAAGGACAGACTAGATATCTTTAGGGTTCTGGTAATCGCTCCGAAGAAGGTAGCAGAAAGTACCTGGACTACGGAGTCTAAAAAATGGGAGCATACTAAGGATTTAAAGATATCAAAGGTCTTAGGATCTGCGAAAGAGCGTATAGCTGCTATCAATCAAGCTGCAGATATTTACATCACTAACCGGGACAATGTGGCTTGGCTTTGCCAAACCCTAGGGAGGAAGTGGTTCTTTGATATGGTAGTGGTAGATGAGAGCTCCAGCTTTAAGAATCCTCAGGCTATGCGCTTCAAAGCTTTAAAAAGAACGCTGCCGTTTGTGAATCGCTTAATAGCGCTTACCGGAACACCGAATCCTAAAAGCATGGAGGACCTTTGGAGCCAAATCTATTTGCTGGACAGGGGAGAGCGACTGGGGGAATATATAACCCACTATAGAACCCGGTATTTTACAAAGGACTATTCCGGGTATGGGTATACTTTAAAGCCTGGAGCGAAGGAAGCTATCACAAAGAAGATCTCCGATATCTGCATAAGCCTGAAAGCAAAAGACTATCTGGAGCTTCCCTCTATCGTCTATAACGAGGTACCGGTTGAGCTGGATAAGAAAGCCTTAAAGGCATACCAGGATTTAGAAAAGAACATGGTTCTATCCCTAGATGATTCGGAGATAACCGCCGTGTCTGCCGGAGTACTTACAAACAAACTATCCCAGTGTGCGAACGGGGCAATCTACGATGAGGACAAAGTAGTGAATCATATCCACGACTGCAAGCTGGAACGCTTTACAGAGCTTGTGGAAGAGTTAAATGGGGAATCGGCCCTAGTCTTTTATAATTTCAAGCATGACAAGGATAGGATCCTGAAAGCTTTGGAGAAATCCGGTTTAGAGGTTCGAGAGTTTAAAAGCCCTAAGGACGAAGAAGACTGGAACAAGGGGAAAATAGATATTTTACTTGCCCATCCTGCAAGCACAGCTTACGGAATCAATCTCCAATACGGCGGAAGGCATATTATTTGGTTCTCGCTGCCGTGGAGCTATGAGCTGTATGCACAGGCAAATGCCCGGCTCTTCCGGCAAGGGCAAGAAAAGCCGGTACTCGTTCACGAGCTTATGTGCGTGGATACTGTAGACTATGACATTAAAAAGTCCCTCTGTGAAAAGGGACAAAATCAAGAGGATGTACTTAGAGCCTTAAAAGCAAGGCTAGGAGGTAAGCGTGACAAAGGAACAACTTAAAAAGTACAGCAAAGAAAAGTACGGCATTAAGCTTCTTACGGAGGAGCTTGAAAAGATGTGCGGGGAAACGGTCCACGACTATGGATATGACTATACGAAGGGATTCAAGCGCATTATCCATCTTGAGGGCTTCAATCAGGAACTCTATGAAAAGAGGCTTGCAAGGCTTTCCGAGATGAAGAGAAGAGCGGAGAAGACAGAAAAGTGGATTGAGTCCTTGGAAGATGACAGGCTCCGCTTTGTCATCAGGAGCAGGTACAAAGAGGACAGGTCTTGGCGCTGGATAGCGAGAAAGCTTGGAAATGTGTCGGAAGATTATGTGAGACTCATGATTCACGATAAATTTTTTGAAAAAAGCGAAAAATAATTCGGAAAATTCGGTTTATTCGGAAAATTCGGTTTACACTAATAATGGAGTCAGTGTCGGAACGCGCGTTTCCTTTATAACCTCCTTTACACCCATACGGAGCTGCCTGGTCTTGCCATCGGGGGCTCCAATTTTTGTACCCGGAAGGAGAGTTTATACACCAAAAAATGCCAAAAATTAGGAGATTCCGCTATGGTAAATGCAAACATGAAGAAGGCTGTAAAGTTGCTGGTCGAGCGAGGTTTAACACAGAGGGCGGTAGCTAAAGAGCTTGATATTGATGAAACCACAATAAGTAAATGGAATGATAAAGAGGAATACACTAAGTACAAAGAATCAGAAGAGCGAAAGTTTTTAAGACGTCTAGTGCCAAAAGCATTAAATAAAATGGTGCAGCTTCTTGATGCCAAAAGTGAATCGGTACAGTTTGAAGTGGCCAAGGATATATTAGATAGATGCGGATTTAAGCCGACTAACAAAATGGAAATATCCGGACTTGAATCTGAAAAATCTAAGCTGGATAGCTTACTGGAACAGATGGGAGGGGGTGATTAGCTCCATGAGTTCAGAACAGTTAATGCTTTCGGATAAATACAAAGCATTTTTGCGATGTAAAGCATCCGTTGAATTTTTGGAGGGCTGACACGACGTATGCAGGAAAAACGACCGTAGGCTTGTTTAAGTTCATGACGAAGGTCGCAAGCAGTAAGCAGAAGCTTCACATCATAGCAGCAAAAGATACCGGTACAGCAGAAAAGAATATCATCAACAAGGATCTCGGCATTGTAGACGACTTTGGCGTACTTGTTGAGTACAACGGTAACGGAACGAGCGATGATAAAATACCGCACATTCTTTTTCACACAAGCGGAGGGGATAAGACGATATATGTTCTAGGCTACGATGATAAGGTGAAGTGGAAGAAAGCCTTAGGAGGACAGTACGGATGCCTTTACATCGATGAGATAAACACGGCGGATATCGACTTCGTCCACGAGGCGGGAATGCGCTGTGACTACATGATGGGAACACTGAATCCCGACGATCCTTCACTTCCCGTCTATTCCGAGTATGTAGACCATTCAAGACCTCTTCCTGAGTGGGAAAGCGAGACGCCAAAAGAAATAAGAGATTGCTTAGTGAAAGAACCGAAGCCCGGCTGGGTGCATTGGTTCTTTTCTTTTTCCCATAATTTGGGTTTGTCTAAAGAAAAGCTTGAGCAGATTCTTAGGAACACACCTCGAGGCACGAAGATATGGAAAAACAAGATTGAAGGCTTACGTGGTCGCTCTACAGGCCTCGTATTTTCTAACTTCGATGAGAAGACCCACGTACTTAGCAGACAGGAGATTGCGAAGATTCCGCACAGCATCAATCCTTTTGTGAAGTTTACCGCAGGACTCGATACTTCCTATTCTTCTCATTCCGAAGACACTATAGCCATGATGTTCTTAGGCATTACTAAGGACAAGCGCTGCATAGTGCTAAGAGAATGTGTATACAACAACAGGGATAGGCAGGATCCTTTAGCACCATCGGATACAGCGGTAAAGTTTATAGCCTTTTTGGAATCCTGCCGGAAGGACTACGGCTTTGCACGCGATGTGTTCATTGATTCAGCAGACCAGGCTACCATTACGGAGCTTAAGAAGCTTAAGCGGAACCATGGAAGCCTTTACACCTTTGTAAACAGCTACAAGAAAGTAAGTATCATTGACAGAATCAACTTCCAGCTAGGCTGGCTTGCGGAAGGGAAGTATTTAGTATCCGAGGAGTGCACGGAGCATATCAGAGAGTTGAACAGCTATTCTTGGGAGGAAGATAAAGATATTCCTGAGGACGGGCACGATCACACGATAAACGCCGCACAATATGCTTGGATACCGTTTAGAAAGCTGATTGGAGAGATAAACAGTGGGATGGATAAAGAGTATGACAGATAAGTTTAAAAAAGGATTACAGAACTGGCTACAGATTCAGCCTGTAAGCCCCTATCGTGTTTCGATTCAAAGCTTCATGGATTTTGAGACTGCTGCCATTCGAAACAAAATATGGTACAGAGCAGACGGAAACGAATTGGAACAGCTGTATCAGCAGTGCAGAATGCTAAACGACGCACAGAAGTTTTGGGGCGCAAAGCCTACAGCGGGCATGGAGATTCGGAAAATCCATACCGGGCTTCCCGGATTAATCGTAAAAATGCTTAGTGCTATCGTTCTTCCGGACATGAATGCTTTCGAGTTTGACAGTGATATACAGAAGAACCTTTGGGAGGAGATTGAAGAGGAAAACCACTTTGAGGCCTTAATGGATACTTGCCTAAAGGATACCCTTGTAGTCGGTGACGGTGCTTTCCGTATCATTCTGGATCCGGCAGAGAGTGAGCATCCGATTATCGAGTGGGTACCGGGAGAGCGCGTAGAGTTCGTCTATCGCTACGGAAGACTGAAAGAGGTTATCTTCAAGATTCCTTGGGATGAAGGCGGCGTCCTTCATGCACACTACGGAAGAGGCTATATCCGGCATAAGCTGTACAGGAATGAGCAAGAATATCCTTTGCCGGAGGACGTGCAGGACTGGACCTTTGACGAAAGCCTGATGATGGCCGTGCCTTTTAAGATTTATGAGAATGCAAAATATGAGGGAAGAGGTTCTTCCATCTATGACGGAAAGCTGGATTCCTTCGATGCCTTAGACGAAGCATGGAGTCAATGGATGGATGCGTTGAGGGCAGGGAGGTCTAAGACCTATGTTCCTGAAAGCTTTATCCCAAGAGATCCGAATAGCGGAATGCTTTTAAAGCCTAATGCTTTCGACAATCGATTCATTGCCGGAGCGGACGATATCTCCGAGGGTGCTAAGAATGCGATCACTGTAACGCAGCCCAATATCCCTCATGACAGTTACATGGCTTCCTACATCACCGCCTTAGACCTTTGCTTGCAAGGAATCATCAGCCCCTCTACTTTGGGGATTGATACGAAGAAGCTGGACAATGCAGAGGCACAGCGGGAGAAGGAGAAGACCACGCTATACACCAGAGCAAGCATCGTAAAGGCTATTCAAGAGCAGATACCGAAGCTTATTCAGCAGTGTATCAACGCGGAGAAAGTCCTCCGAGGAGAAAGCATTGAAGAAGTAAAGGTTGACATCCCCTTCGGCGAATACGCGAACCCCTCTTTTGAGAGTCAGGTAGAAACATTGGCCAAGGCACGACCGGGGGTTGCCATGATGAGTATCGAGGCACAGATTGAAGAGCTCTACGGTGATACCAAAGACGATGATTGGAAGAAGGAAGAGGTTGCAAGGCTAAAAGAGGAGCAAGGCATTTCCAGCGTAGAAGAGCCGGACTTTTCAGTAGAGGAGGGAATAGATGGTAGTCCAAATATTAAACCACAGCTACAAAATGAGCCAGGAGGAATACCGGCGGATGCTTAAGCTGGCATCTGAGCAAGTGCCCTTCGGTGTGTATGCTTTGGAAAAAGACGGCATGGCAGAGCTTAGAAAGGACGACTGCAAGAGTAAGAGTAAACTGAAAGAACTAATTAGGTCTTACCGCTTGCAAGGCTTTAAGGTGCATCAGAATGGCGTATGACATCGGAGAAGCTCTTGACAGAATCGAGGAAGAACTTATTGCTTCCATGATTCGAAACATGGGAAGGCACCGCATTGAGGAAATCAAGGAAGAGAAAGAATGGATCATGTGGCAGGCCGAACAGCTTAAAAGCCTTAGAGCATACCGGCAGGACAATAAGGAGAAGTATTCCGGACGATTCTTAGCCATCAATGAAAAGATAGAAGAAGCTATCCGGAAGTCCTATGCTACGGGTGGAATGCACGAGGAAAGAAAGATACTCCGTGCGGCCAAGAAAGGTGCAAAACTTAAGCAGTCCATGAACCCTCTAACCGGCAGATTCTTCCAGCTTAACAAGGAAAAGCTTGAGGCATTAATCAAGGCAACCAAAGCAGACATGACAAAAGCAGAAACCGCAATACTCCGTATGGCCGACGATCAGTATCGTAAGGCCATTTTTAATGCACAGGTTTATGCAAACAGCGGCGCCGGTACTTACGAGCAAGCGGTAGACATGGCGACTAAAAGTATGCTGTCCAGCGGCCTTAATTGCGTAGAGTATAAGAACGGTGCCAGGCATACGCTTCCAAACTACGCAAGAATGGCGGTACGAACTGCAAATAAGAGAGCCTATCTTAGCGGAGAAGGGGAGAAGAGAAGGAAGTGGGGCATTACTACAGTAATACTGGCAAAGCGAGGCAATCCATGTCCGAGGTGTGCGCCCTTCGTTGGAAAAGTCTTTATAGACGATGTTTGGTCAGGAGGAGGTAAAAATGATGGTAATTATCCGCTTCTATCCAGTGCGATAGGTGCGGGTCTTTACCATCCGTGACGAACTGCAAAGATAGCCACACTACTTACTTCCCGGAACTTCATGCCGGAGAGGAGAAGTGGACAAAAGAAGAGCTCGAGGAGGTAGCAGAGGACTATAACCGAGAGCAAAAGGAAAAGCGGATTGAGTACCAAGTAGAGAAGTATGAAAGACTTTCCGAGTATTCACTGGATCCGGAGAATAAGAAGCAGTACGCAAGGAAGGCAGAGCAGTGGAAAGTCCTGTCAGACACTACAGATAGCGAAAAGGAACTCGCACACATCAAAGACGATGGCGTTCGTGATATGGGGCACGTCAATCTTGAACTGGTGAACACAAAGAAGTACCACGATAAATTTGAAGGGCTAGTAAAGAATAAAGTGGTGAGTGAATCTATATACAAAGAAGCTATGGAAATCTTGGAATCAAGAAACAATACGATCTATGAGGAAATAGTGGCAATAGATGCTAGAACAGGAAAGCGGCTTGTTAAAAATACATCCGCAGTTAATATGTGGGCTCACGCCTGCGGTTTTTCTGTGACTGAAGAAGAGAAATTAAACAGTTGGAAGATTCCCTTCGAGGTTCTTCACAACCATCCAAATAGTTCGTTTCCGTCTAGTGCTGATATAAAGAAGCTTTTTGATAGAAAATGGCAGAGAGGGTCTACTATCAGCTGCCACGATGGCACAGTGTACAGAATCGAAAAACTAAAGCCTATGGAGAATATTGATATATTAATTGCAAAGACTTATAATAAAAACAAGAGTAAGTTGATGGGACACACCGATGCAGTGATAGAAGAGGAAACATCGAAAGATATAATCGAGACGTTACAAAAATCGAAGCATTTAAATTTTTTAGTGAGGTAGAAGCCATGTTAAAGGAGATTAATGGAGAGCTGATTGATCTAGTGGACGACAGCAAAATGCCTAGCGCTGAGGAGTCAAAGAAAATAGTGATTCCACCAGAGCTAAGAAAGGAATTGAGAGAAGGCCGTGATGAAATAGCTCACGAATTAGGCCTTTATTAAGTGCAGGCGACAGTATAAAAGAAAACTAATCCACCACCGGTCTTCGGATTGGTGGTGTTTTGTTGCCCAAAAAGATAAAGCTGTCCAGCCGTCTCCACCCTTTCGGGCTTCATGGACAGCGAACAGCTTTTTCTAAGATCTCACCTATATTTTACAAGAACATATAAAAAGGTCAATAGGAGGGGTGATCAGAAGGAGCGATTATGGAGCAATTCAAACAGATTTACAGGATTCTATCTATCCTACATAAGGCTATGGACTTGGAAGAATGGGACAGCAAGCTGCTTTCTCCGGAGACACTGGGAATCAGTCTTCCGATGTGGTCGAGGCTTATGGCCATGCTCCTAAAAGAAGGGTATATTACCGGAGGGGAAGCGTGGGAGTCCTTTGACGTAAGCTACCCGAAGGTCAAGCTTGTACGGCCGGAGATTACACTTAAAGGCTTAGAGTATCTGGAAGAGAACAGCCTCATGAAGAAAGCCGGAGAAATGCTTAAAGAGGTTATTCACATCGTAAAATAGGAGGAAGCTATGAAGAAAGAAAAGCTATGGTACAGCTGGGAGGATTTTTCTTGGTTCTCCAAACTGGCATTTATCCTGTCTATCTTGGCATTAATAGGCGTAGTAACGCACTGATCTCGCTACGGTAGGCACCAATGAGGGCAATTATTGAGATGATTAGGGCGATTAAGTCAATCCATTTGTCCAGTAGGTACCTTTTGAGTGCTATGGAATTGAAGGCTCTAAAGTGCCGCCCTTTATGGGTGAGGACTGCCGAAAGAAAGGCTTGGTTTTCGCCTATTCGGGTGATACGGATATAGCCTTCCTGTTCAAGGTACTCAAGGCAGGATAAGAAGGAATCCCAGCTTAGAAAGTCGGGAGGGTTCGTTTGTTTATTTACATCGAAAGTAAAATCGGGAAGATTGTATAGGTAGTGAAGTACCTTCTTAGAAGTAGAATCTATCATGCTTTTTCTCCTTTTTTCTTTCATCATATCACGCTTTAAAGCACTGTCCATAGGGCGGTGCTTTTTATATTGCCCGAAGGCGTAAAACTACGAGGAGACACCTTGGAAAAACAGGGAAACTATATTGTGAGACACACATAAAACTGGAGGAGAATATGGAAAACAATGCACAGGGGCAAAGCACCCAACAAGGAACACAGCAGTCTAATAATCAGCAGCCTAATAATCAGCAGGGAGCGCCCCAGAATCAGAACGGACAGAGTATGCCGGGGATTGATTACGACAAGCTTGCGCAGATTATCGAGGGAAGAACTAAGGCAGCCGAGGAATCAGCCATGAAAGGCTATTTCAAACAGCAAGGCCTTACGCAGGAAGAAGTAGAAAAGGCAATTAATGCCTTTAAAGAGGAAAAGGCGAAGAACACGCCTGACTTAGCTACCCTCCAAAGCGGTCTTACTGCTGCACAGGAAGAGGCTAAGAGGGCAAGGCTTGAGCAGTTTGCCACTATGCAAGCGGTGAGCTTAGGGCTTGACGCCAAAACGATTCCCTACGTCTTAAAGATGGCGGATTTTACTGCTTTAGACGGAAAGGAGCTTAAGGAAGAGGATGTTAAGAAGGCGCTAAATAAGGTGCTTGAAGATGTCCCACAGCTTAAGGCTTCCAATACCAAGGCTACAGGGTTCCAAGCCGTAGGTGCAAACGGCGGTAGCGAAAATGAAAATGAATCGGAGGCATTAAAGAAAGCCTTCGGACTAAGTTAATCCTAAATAGGAGAAAGGAAATTTAAACATGGCAGTATATCAGTACGCAGAACAGTTTACACAGTTTTTGGCACAGAAGTATGAGAAGGAACTTTGCTCTGATGCATTAATGCACAGTAATCCACAGATTACCTTCCTTAATGCGCAGACTATTAAGCTTCCTCGCCTTACTTTGTCCGGCTATAAGGATCACACGAGAACCGCAGGTTTCAATGCCGGCACTATCTCTAATGACTGGGAGCCGAAGAAGCTTGCCCACGATAGAGATATTGAATTCTTCGTGGATCCGATGGATATCGATGAGACAAATCTTGCTTTGTCCGTTGCGAATATCCAGAATGTCTTCGAGACTGAGCGGGCAATCCCTGAGAAGGACTGCTACAACTTCTCTAAGCTTCATACAGAGCTTACTAATTTCCACGGCAGTATCGACAGCACTACCGTCCTTACTGCACAGAATATCCTGACTGTCTTCGATGAGGAGATGTCTAAGATGGATGACGCAGGAGTGCCTGTAGACGGAAGAATTCTCTATGTTACGCCGACCGTAAATAAGCTGTTAAAGGTAGCGGACGGTATCCAGCGAATGATTACCGTAAACAGCTCTAACGCCGTAAACAGAAATGTGCATTCTTTGGATGATGTAACCATCAAGATGGTTCAGTCCGGACGCATGAAGACAAAGTACAACTTCACTGATGGATGCGTGGCCGCTGCCGATGCGGATCAGATTAACTTCATTCTGGTTCATCCTTCTTGCGTAGTGGCAAGAGACAAGTACGCTTATATTTCTCTTTTCACTCCGGGAACGGATTCCAGAACCGCAGATGGATACCTTTTCCAGAACAGAAACTACTGGGATCTCTTCTTAATCGAGAGAAAGGTTGCAGGCTGTGCAATGCACGTAACTAAGCACTAAGGAGGTGGAAAGTGAGAGCAGTAAAAGAAAATAAGGAATACTTCATCGATGATTCTCAGAAGGGGTTTTACCTTACACAGGGATTTGATATTTACGGCGATGACGGAGAACTTGTAGAAGCGGCTCCCGGTAAGACCGTGTCCTATGACGAGTACGCAGCGCTTCAGGCGAAACTGGAAGAGCTCGAAGCGGAACTCCAGAAAGCCCAGACCCAAGGAAAGGGAAAAGGGAAGAATAAGGACGAGGAAGCCGTAGAGGACGGAGGAAACTAAAATGATTCCTTACCTGGATAAAACGAAGTTTATTGAGAGGTATGGTGCGAAAGTTCCGGAAGATGAGATAGACGAGGTTTGAAACAGGGCGAGTAGGGACATCGATACTTTAAGCTATAACCGCATTCGTGGAATTGGGTTTGAGCGTCTCACTGACTTTCAAAAAGAGATTATCGAAGAGGTAGCTGGAGAGCTCGTCCTTTTCAAACACGATAACGCGGAATTTTTAGAATCGCCGCTAAGCGAGTATAGCCTTAACGGAGCAAGCGTGAAGTTATCTTCCAGTGAGAAGATAATGGTAGAAAAGGGGGTAACAATCAGTCGCTCCCTTTACGCTTTGCTCTGCCAAACAGGGCTGTGCTGTAAGGCGATATAGGAGGAAGTATGAAGTATCCTTGTTTAGTTCCCAAAAACCTTTGTAAGGTTCCTATCGAGGTGCATTTAACCGGTGAAGGGATAACGGAAGACGGAGAGCCGGAACGCTCTCTTGATTTAAGCCTTCTTTGTAATTTCCAAGATAGCGTAAAAACTATTTTCACGGAAGAAAAGAAGCTTGTGGAGTGTACCGGAACAGCTTACTTCCCGGGAGACATTGCAGAGAACTTTCCAAGCCTATCCGGAGGAACTGTAACGGTCTTTTCTGAAGAAAGAGAAATCGTTCACGGTATGAAGGCAAGGAATCCCGACGGAACAGTGAATTATTGCAAGCTGGAGGTGAAGTAATGAAGGCTACAAGCACGGTGAAAATGAACTTTCCGAGGATACAGCAGCTTTCTAAGGCGGCGGTAACTGCCCTTGCCATGACGGGCGAGGCAGTGCACAGCGATATAGTGCAAAGCCAAGTAGTACCCTTCAAAACCGGTAATTTGCAGAATGAAGCAGCCTTTGTAGACGATTCTGATGTAGATAGAGGCGTGGTTAGGATTGTGCACTCTACGCCATACGCAAGAAGGCTTTACTATCATCCGGAATTCAACTTTGATACATCCGAGAACCCCAACGCTAAAGGGCAATGGTTCGAGGACTGGGAGAAGGGCGGAGAGAAGGAAGACTTTGCAAAGAACGCCTTTAAGAGGTTTTACAAGGAGAGGGGGGATGTTTAGTGCTACCGCTGAAAGTAATTCAGCAGCTGATTAAGGAGAGCGACCTTTTTAAACAGGTTTATATCGGGAAACTGGATAACAAAAAGGAGAAATCCCTCGGAATCTATCATAGGAAGTCCAGCGGTACGCCTATCAAGGCCTTAGGGGGCTTAGAGCATACAAGCTACGGCATTTCTCCAATATCCTTGTTAATCCATTGGAATAAAAGCTTTGTGGAGTCGGAAGACGCAGCCATAAAGCTTTTTCAATTTTTACAGTCAAAAGATAAAGAATTTCAGATAGGCGACACCGTGGTTCGTTACCTATCCTTTGCAGTGCCGGAACCACAAGACGTAGGAACTGACGATAGCGGAGTCTATGAGTTCGTTATCTGGATTGATGTGATTTATGAAAGGAAATGATTATGAGCGAAGTAGCAGGAAAAGTATATCCGGTGCATTCTAATCAGTTTAAGTTCGGCCTTAAGGGTATGGACAGTAAGCCTCAGGACATGGCAACACCGAAAGACCTTGAGAACTTTGCACCTACCATCGACGGAACCGTTGAGAACTGGTTTGCGATGGATGCGGAGGGCTGGTCTAAGGCGGCTATGACCGGTAAGAAGATGTCCTTTAAGTTTAAAGGAAAAAGATGCGTAGGAGACAAGGCAAACGACTATATCGCAGACCTTGCTTGGAAGTTTGGACCCGATGTAATGACACTGTTTGAGTGGACTATGGTATCCGGCGCAAAGCTTACCTGTCCTGTAGTTATCAGCGTAACCACTCCTGGCGGTGGTGATACAACCGGAATTGATGCTTTGGAGTTCGATGCGGAGTGCTACGGCAAGCCGACTATTACCCCAGCACCGGCTGCTCCCGGAATCGGAGGCTAATCCATGAAGAAGATTGATATTACAGACAGACTGAACTTCGAAGAGAACAACTGCTTAATCATCAAGGGAAAAGAGATTGAAGTAAACAGTGATGCGCCTTCCATGTTGAAGGTGCTCCAGTTTATGAGTGGTGATGCCGGAGCGAAGGAAGTAAATGAAGCTTACGAGACTCTGTTCCCTGTGGAATCCAGAGAGAAGCTTGCAAAGCTTAAGCTTAGCTTTGACGACCTGATTGTAGTGATTAAGGCAGCTGTAGAGCTAATCACAGGAGAGAAGCAAGAAAAAGAGTAATGAGCCGTACTATGACCTGTTTGAAGACTGGGACTTGATTGTTTCCAGCTTCCTGTCACAGTACGGCCTTCGTTTATCTACGAAGGATTTTAAGACGGTTGACTGGGCAGAGTTTTCTGCCCTTTTATCCGGTTTATCCGCGGATACTGCCCTAGGTAAGGTAGTAGCAATTCGAAGCGAGACAGATCAGGAGACCATCAAACGATTTTCTTCGTACCAAAAGAAGATTTACGACGACTGGCGTACAAAACAGAGCGAAAAAATGACGGAGGAAGAATACGCAGCGGAAATGAGGAAGCTGGAAACCAGCTTGTTTTCGCTTTTATCGTAGGGAAGGAGGATAAATGGGGGATAGTGTTGGCCAGGTAGAATTAGAGCTTGTCCTAAATAAAGGTGATTTCGAGGCCGGACTAAATGCCATTTCAAAACTAGCTGCAAAAGCGGGAAAAATGCTTGCCAGCGCCTTCGCAGTTAAAAAGATTATAGATTTTGGCAAAGAATGTATAGAACTAAGCTCTAATCTTTCCGAGGTTCAAAATGTAGTAGATACTGTCTTTCCTACGATGAATAGGCAGGTAGATAACTTTGCAAAGAATGCCGCGGCACAGTTTGGTCTTTCCGAGACAATGGCCAAGAACTTTACCGGTACTTTCGGCGCAATGGGTAAAGCCTTTGGCTTCTCTGAGGGGCAAGCCTATGATATGGCCACAGCTTTAACAGGCCTTGCCGGAGACGTAGCTTCTTTCTACAACATGAGCCAAGACGAAGCATATACAAAGCTTAAATCTGTGTTTACCGGAGAGACGGAAAGCCTTAAGTCCTTGGGCGTAGTAATGACGCAGAGCGCGCTGGATTCCTTTGCTTTGGCCAACGGATTCGGAAAGACTACTAAGTCTATGTCCGAAGCGGAGAAGGTGGCGCTTCGGTTTAAATTCGTTCAAAACCAGCTTTCTGCGGCCCAAGGTGACTTCATGAGGACATCGGACGGCTGGGCTAACCAGGTAAGGTTTTTGTCCTTGCAATTCGATAGCCTTAAAGCCGCCATAGGTAGCGGTCTCATTGCCGTGCTCAGTCCTGTAGTTAGGATGCTGAATATCTTAATCGGTAGAATCCTAACTGCCATAAGCGCTTTAAAAAGTTTCTTCTCCATGCTAGGAGGCACTGCGAAGCTTGCTATCAATCCTAAAGGTGTAACAGCCGGAACGGATGCAGTAGCAAAGAGCGCGGATAAAGCAAGCGGTGCATTGGGCGGTGCAGGAGGAGCAGCTAAAAAGGCAGCTAAAGATATCAAGAGTGCGACTACCGGCATTGATGAATTAAATATCCTTCCCGATCAGAGTGATTCCTCCGGAGGTGGAGGCGGTGGAGAAGGCGGCGGGGGAGGCGGTGCAGACTTCCCAGTGGAGTCCTTCGATACCGGTGCAATGGAAGCCGGCACAGCTAAGATTGATGAGCATTTGAAGGGGATCGTTGATAAGTTCAATGAACTCAAGAATCTTTTTATGTCCGGATTCTGGGAAGGACTTGGAGATACTACAGTATTTACATCTATAGAATCACATATTGTAGGAATCGGAAAAAGCTTGAAGGGGATTTTTACGTCTCCGGAGGTCTTATCTGCGGCAAACACATTCGCAGAGAAAGTTGTAGTGTCCCTTGGAAAAATCGCTGGTGCTGGATTAAGCATCAGCTTTTCTTTTGCTGATTTTCTTGTCGGCTCAATAGACACCTATTTGAACCAGAACAGCGAGCGTATAAAAAGCGGTATCGTAAAGATGTTTGATATCGAGGGCGCTATAGTAGATATTCAAACCAATTTTATAACCGCTCTTGCAGATATTTTTACAGTGTTTAGAGGTGATAACTTTAAGCAGATAGGCGCAGATTTAATCAGTATCTTTGCGGATACTTTTGGAACGCTCCTTATTCTGTCTGAGAGCACGTTCAGAGACATCCAGGATGTTATTTTAACTCCAATTACAGAGTTAAAAGACCAAATTATAGAGACCTTGAATAACTTATCCGCGCCCGCTGCGCAGATATTCAATGATTTAGCGGATATATTTCGTTTGTTTGGGGATACGATTGTCGGTATCTATGACGGGTCTATACACCCACTTTTTACAACACTGAGGGACGCAATAACAGATGTGGGAAGTGTATTCCTTAACGCCTTTAATACCTATATTCTTCCGGTTATTCAGAAGGCAGCGGACAAGTTTACTGCTTTTAAGGATGAAGTCCTTGCGCCACTTATGCCGAAGGCCGAGGAGGTGTTCTCGAAAATATCCGAATGCGTTCAAACAGTATGGCATGTTATTGAGCCGTTTGTCCTCTGGTTTGTTGAAACGGCAGTCCAGCAAATAAGCTACGCCTTGAATACCATTGTGTCAGCTTTCTTTGCATTCTTATCAGGAGTGGGGACGGTAATTGATGGCATCCTGACTGCCTTAAACGGACTCTTGGACTTTATTATCGGAGTTTTTACCGGTGACTGGGATAGAGCGTGGAACGGCATTAAAGCCATATTTGACGGTATCTGGAAAGCCATAAAAGGTATTTTAGAGACGGTATTAAAAACTATCTATGCCATTCTCTCCGGTGCGTTGGAACACACAAAGAAGACGTGGGAATCTGTTTGGAAAGCTATTTCCGATTTCTTTAAAAAAATATTTGATGGAATCAAGGCTGCTCTTAACGAGAAGATGGAAGCCGTCAAAACCGGAATTTCCACGGCGCTCGGAAAAATAAAAGAAAACTGGGAAAAGCTGTGGAGCGGAATGAAGACGTTTGTCGTGGACTGCTTTACCGGTATATGGAATGGAATCAAAGGAACGATAAATACAATCCTTAGCGGAGTCGAGTCGATGGCCAACGGGGTAATCAATGCGATTAATGGGATGATTAATGCTTTGAACTCAATCAGCTTTGACATTCCTGACTGGGTGCCTGAAATCGGCGGAAACAGTTTCGGACTGCACATCCCAACTATTCATAACATCAGTATTCCTAAACTCGCAGAAGGCGGATTCGTTAAGGCCAATACTCCACAGCTTGCCATGATTGGAGATAACCGGCATTACGGTGAAGTTGTTGCTCCAGAGAACAAATTGGAAGAATTACTTAATCGGGCAGTCAGCTTGGCTTCAAACACCGGGATCTCGGATGAACTGCTTGAGCGGGTGATTGCATTCCTGTCCAGAATCTCTGAGCAGATTGAAGCTATGGATCTAACGGTCTATGTGGACGTCCGAGAGATAAAGCAGAGGCTTACCGACTTGGAAGGCCGAAGCGGATACAGCTTAAGGGGGTAATATGGCAACGATAACAATCAACGGAAAAGAATTCCCCGCTCCGGACATTGGCGGCAATCTTGTGGTTGCTACCAATGTTTCAGCCGGAAAGAATGCTAAAGGTGAGTTCGTTGGCCAGAAGGTGGGAAGAGACCAGTACAAGTTTGACTCCTTGCAGTGGAAAAGCCTAGATGCCAAGACTTGGGCGGATATGCTGCAGGAGTTTGATAAGTTTGTGGTGGTCGCTAAAATCCCCGATATGGTCCATAACCGCTTTCAAACGATTAGAATGTATCCGGGCAATAGAACAGCCACGCCGATAGCCTTCGATAAGGCAGGACTGCCTACCATGTATCGGGATTGCAAGGTAAACATTGTAGACTGCGGAATAAACTAACTAGGAGGGGCTATGCTTCAAGTAACAAGTGCATACAAAGAAGAAATGAAAAAGCCCCTCCGGGGGCACACCCTAATGAGGGTAAACATCGGAGTTATTAATCAAGAGGCACAGGGTAGTGCTCGTGTGAGCTCTGAGACGGCTTACTTTAGTAATCTCACTAAGCCACTCAATAACTATGTAGTAGATGCCCTTTATGCGACTACAGAGGAGAACTATAGCGCCGTAGACGGTCGGATGTATTTCCTTCCGAGGGAGAAAGCGAACTGCGTTCTGAATCAGGGAATTGTATCAAAAGATATCACGGGAAACGTGCAATTTGCGTTTCCCATTCCCTACGATTTAAGAGGAATCACTATAGATTTCGGAAAAGCGTATCCGGTTGATTTTACAATCACTACCGATAACGCTCGGAAAGAAGTGCGGGGAAATAATGCCGGAAAGTATGTCTGTGAGGATGTTTTCCAAGGGGTTTCTTCTCTTACTATCCATCCGGAGAGAATGGTAAACGGGCAAGCCTTCCTGCATATCCATGAGATCATCATGGGCATAGGAATTTACTTTAACGAACGGAATATCCTAACAGCAAGTAAAAAAGAGCATATCAGCCCCATCATGGAGGCACTCCCTACAATTGACTTTAGGCTGAGCGTAAATAATAAAGACAGGGCATACGATATAGAAAACGAAAAGAGTACCGTAAATTTCTTGGAGCTTGGCCAGAAGGTACAGGCCTTTACCGGGCAAGAAGTCGGGGAAAGGATCGAATGGCTTCAAATAGGGACTCTTAAGCTTAAGGAGTGGTCCTCTGACGATGACAAGATGAGCTTTACCGCGATAGATTTTCTTTCCGGTCTTACAGGGAAGTATAGGAAAGGGTTGTATCGTCCGGAGGGGATAAGCATTTATGACCTTTGCCTCGATGTGCTTACTGACGCAGGAGTAGATCCACGCGAGTATTACATCGATGAGTACCTTAAGACCGTAAAGATAAAGAATCCTATCCCAGTAGTAACACACAGAGAAGCTTTACAGCTTCTTTCCAACGCAGGAAGATGCCTTTTGTATCAGGACGAAAAAGGGAAGATTGTGATTCGCTCTTCCTTCGTTCCGAGAATGGCCAGTACCGGAATTACAGAAGCCTACTTTTCAAACGGAGACAAGATTTTAGAAAATCTTCCTATAAAGGATTATTCTCTAACTAATGAAGACTATACAAAGGTAGACGGTAGAAGCCTTTTCCTACCGAGAAGCGGAAAGGTGGATATCGGATATGTGCCGGAGGATAAACTCAAAGTCAGTATTCAGATGGAAGCGGTTTTTTCAAGCTTCGGCATGGAGCTGCAATTTGGAAAGACCTATCCCAGAGTAATCGGGATAGATACCACAGTAAACGGAATACCCGTTGAAACGCTTACTCTGGAGGTAGAAAACCAAGACTTCATCGTGTCCCACGAGTTCAAGCCCTTTGATAAGATGCTGATATATGAAAAAGAGCCTCCAAGGACAGGAGGAAGGGCAGTCCTTAATAAGGTAAGCTTTGGAAATGTTACGGACTACGAATTAAGCTACGGTAGGGAACTAACAAAGACGCCTCTAGGAACTCAGCTTCAATCTGTAAAGACTTTGGAGCTTACAAGGACGGAATATCTTGACAGCACAGAAGGGGAGAAAGAGCTTGCTAAGGTAGAGTGTACTAAGCCGGGAGAATATCTTGCAGATTTTAGCAATCCTTCCTATGGCTGCACAGTACAGGCCTCTTCCGGAACGGTGACAGTGTTAGAGACAGGATCCTATTTTCTTAAGTTCTCTTACTCCGGCTCCGGAGAAGAAGTGAAGATTGTCGGTAAGGAGTTTACCGTAAAAGAATCTACTTTAG